CTCGAGGAAGTGATTGAAGCAGTAAAAAATCAAACAATAAAAAATAATCATTTTTTCACACAAACTTGGTATCTCGGAGAAAAGTCTCAGTATGACATGATTTATCATATTGATGAAATGCCTAAACTTTTGGCATTTATTGGAGAGACTTGTGGAGTAGATAATGAAGTTGATTTTGTAAAAATTCACGAAAACAAAACTAATCTTAAATTATATAATGAAGCACTAACCGATGAAGTTATTAATGATTTAAAAGAACTATACAAAAAAGACTATCTAAATTGGTGGTGTAAGCAGGACGAATTCTCATGTTAATTCAAGACAATATAAGTCCATTCGAGTATTATTTTCTTGAAGACATCTTTGCTTCATCTGAAATACTTGACATTTTCTTAGACTGTAAGATAAAGTATCCTCAGTCAACACAAGGTAATCAAGTTATCTCCAGAATATCCCATGGAGTAACTTATGATATTGCGATGCCTAGGTTGATTCATATATTAGGATTGTTAGAAGTTGACACGACTGACAAAGATCTTGTCCTTGAATATAAAAGCGTTGGTTCTGGGTTTGAACGACCCCCGATTGCTGTTGGTGAAGAAAATCATTTTAAGTTGTCGGTCTACTTATCAGATGAAGGGCATGCTGAATTTGTTCATGATTTAAACTTTGTTCCGGTGAGAAAAATCCCGTGGCAGATTAACTCAGGGATTGCTTACTACTGCAAAGAAAATACTTGGATTTCATACAAGAACACTTTACAATTTCCTTCAAGTGCGTTAGAATTTACCGTCTTAAACAAGTGAGAATAATTTTTATTATGAACCCATTCGAATTTATAAATGCGATAAACACAACAAAACAAGACCTAATTGTTGACGAAGAAACTGAAAAACAATATGTCCCTTTTGTTGTAAATCGAACTCTTTCTTACTTCTCTGATACGGTTCATTTTGCGAATGCAATGAACCAGTATCATCATCTAGATAAAAAACTCCAGTTTCATTTTTTAATAAATATGGTTCGGAAGCGCAAGCGTTTCTCGAAGTGGGATAAACCCACTCAAATAGATGACTTGGGTGCAGTAAAAGAGTATTATGGATACAGCAATGAAAAAGCTCGTCAAATAATTTCTCTTCTTTCTGCCGAACAAATAACAATAATAAAGAATAAGGTGAACAAAGGTGGAAGAAAATAATCTAGTAGAATGGAATCCAGCAAAGATGCTGGAAATTACTCTTGATCAACCCGACGATTTCTTGAAGGTAAGAGAAACTCTGACTAGAATTGGCGTTGCTTCTCGTAAAGAGAAAAAACTTTTTCAATCTTGTCATATCCTTCATAAACAAGGTAGATATTTTATTGTTCACTTTAAGGAACTTTTTCTCCTTGACGGTAAAAAATCTAACCTAGAACTTAGTGATATTCAGCGTCGAAACACGATTGCTACTTTGCTCCAAGACTGGGGGTTGATCCAGATTGAGAAAAAAGAGTTAGCGCAAGATTGCGCTCCAATGAGACAGATTAAAATTATTGGTTTTAAAGAAAAGGATGAGTGGGATCTTTGTCCCAAATATAATATCGGAAACAAGTGATGCTCAATATCTTTGCCGGAAAAGAAGATCTGATTGCTGAGAAAAAATTTTTCTTCGGTAAACTTGACTGTGATCTGGATTTTGACTGGAATAACTATATTGATTTGATGGATAGTCATCCTGAAAACCTATATGACAGGAACACAACGAAGTTTCGTATAGGACTTAATTCATTTCACAGTCGTCCTTCTGCTCCTAAGTTTGCAAAAGAAATTGTCTCGCAAATGGAAGAAACCTTTCCTCTCCATAAAGAAAAGATAACCAATATCGCATTTAGCGGGTTTGGGCAAAACAGCGACAGTTATCCCTGGCATTCTGATAGAATGGACGTTTTCCTTGTTCAGGTATTGAATAAAATTGAATTTAGACTGGAAGGATTTAATAACGAAGAACCTATCTGGTTTTGTCCAGGAGACTTTGTTTGGATTCCTAGAGGCACTCATCATCAAATTATGCCTCATGACTCTCGAGTGACTTTCTCTTTTGGTGTCGAGGGAGATCCTGACCCAAGCACATATTTTTAAAATGAAAGCATATCAAATTGTTGACTTTAACAATCCGATTTCAGTAGAATATTCTCAAATCTCTCAAGAGTCTTTCAAACCTGCAATCGAAACAGGATACATTGAAGAGATCATTCCAGTTCAGTCAGTCACTCCAGAGACTCTAGATCAGTACGAGCATCTATATGATTGGCGACCAAGTCTAATGAAATTAGACAACGACACCGATAAAAATCACTCTGAGACAGAGAAAGCAGGAATGTGTTCTCATTGGGAGTTGATGAGAAAGCAAGGAGAGAGCGAAGAAAGATTCTTAATTTTGGAGCATGATACCTTTCTTTTACCCCAGCACCTAGATGATTTCGGATACCTTCTAAATTATATTAAACAAAAAAACGTTTGTTATGCTAACATTGGATTGTTTATGGCATGTTATACGTTCAATACGCATTGTGCAGGTTGGATGTACCAGTTACTTCATGAACAAAAATTTTGGATCAATTCCGGTCCTTATGGTGTAGTTGAACGCCTGTTCCGAAACTATACTGATCACTACCTAAGAAAAAGAAACTACTTGGAGATTGATCCAACTGTAATCCATCCTTGGCATAATTGCGATACCCTTGGTTTCGGGAGAAAGGTTGAGCGATATTTCAATGAGTATGACCCTTACCCTAAACATTCTATGAAGACTCCCACCACACAAGTAATTAAAAAATCCCTGAGAGTAACCCAAGACCATCACACATATAAAAAGGAGTATAAGGAGGAACCTTGGAAAAGGCACCATTACTTTTATGTTATTGATTGACATTCAGTCGAAAATCCGGTATAATGTTGAGATGCTGAAAAAGGACACACAATGAGCAGTTTTTATACTTCAGTTGCGCGCCAAGGCAACAATATTCTTTACCGTGGATATGACACCAATGGTCGTCAGATTCGTCAGAAAGTCGATTTCAAACCCACTCTATTCGTACAGACCAGCAAACCAACTCAGTGGAAAGGACTGGACGGTACGCCAGTCGAACCCATGCAGTTTGACAGCATGCGCGAAGCATCTGACTTCATGTCTCGCTACGAGGACGTTCAGAGTTTCCGCGTTTATGGCATGAACAACTATGTGTTCCAGTATATTGCCGAGAAGTTTCCGCAACAGATTCAATTCAATCGGGACTACATTAACGTCTGTGCTCTCGATATTGAGGTAGCATCCGAGGATGGATTTCCCGAACCAGCAATTGCTGCTCAACCAGTAATCTCAATCACGATGAAGAGTGAGCGCGGACCCTACCGAGTCTGGGGTCTTTATGACTACGACGTCAAGAACTCTGATGTCATCTATGAGAAATGCTTTACCGAAATTGAACTCCTCCAGAAGTTCCTCAGTTACTGGTCGCATGAGTGTCCGGACATCATCACTGGTTGGAACTCTAAACTATTCGACATCCCCTATCTGGTAAACCGAATTACTAAAGTGATTGGACCTGAACCAGTTGCTCGGTTCTCTCCCTGGGGACTCGTGCGCGAGAGCAAGGTTATCGTCGAAGGTAAGCATCACCAGTGGTATGATATTGTTGGTGTGGAGCAACTTGACTACCTTGATCTGTTCAAGAAGTTTACTCTGAACACTCTTGGGCGCCAGGAGTCGTATCGCCTAGATCATATTGCCTTTGTTGTGCTTGGTGAACGTAAACTCTCCTATGACGAGTACGGGAGTCTGCATCTCCTGTACAAGCATGACTTTCAGAAGTTTATTGACTATAACATTCGAGATGTTGAACTCATCTTCCGAATTGACGAGAAGGTTGACTTGATCTCTCTTGCTCTAACCATGGCATACCGTGGTGGAGTGAACTATTCCGACTCGATGGGCACGACCAATATCTGGGACTCGATCATTTATCGTATTCTGAACGAACGCAAGATCGCAGTCCCACAGAAAGTCGAGAAACCCAAGACGCAGTTCCCTGGTGCTTATGTGAAAGAACCACAGGTTGGTTCGCACGATTGGGTTGTTTCCTTTGATCTTAACTCTCTGTACCCCAACATCATCGTTCAATACAATATGTCGCCTGAGACTGTGCTTGATGGCATTGTTCCTAACTTGAGTGTTGAGAAGGTTCTACAGAAGATTGAAGGATCAGACGGCAACTACTCTGTTGCTCCGACTGGTTCTAAGTTCTCTCATGATCAGCAGGGTGTAATCCCTAGCGTGATTGTTCAGTACTACAATGATCGTCGAGTCATCAAGAAAGAACTGCTAGATGCGAAGCAGCAGTATGAGACTCAGAAAACTAAAGAATTAGAAAACAAGATTGCTGCTCTGGATAACCAACAGATGGCAATTAAGATTCTAATGAACTCGCTCTACGGTGCACTCGGCAATCGCTGGTTCCGATACTTTGACCAGCGCGTTGCAGAGAGCATCACTCTTGCGGGTCAGTTGTCAATCAAATGGGCAGAACGTGCCGTCAACGAGGAGATGAATAAACTTCTCCAGACTGACGAAGATTACGTTGTTGCGATTGATACTGACTCCTTATACATTCGGATGAGTACTCTGGTAGATAAATTCAATCCGAAGGATCCAGTGAAGTTTCTGGATAAGATCTGTCGTGAACACTTTGAAAAAGTCCTAGAGAAATCCTATGAGGAACTGGCGCTGTTTACCAATGCCTATGAGAATCGGATGGAGATGGGTCGAGAGGTTATTGCGGACCGTGGGATCTGGGTTGCCAAAAAACGCTATATTCTGAACGTGCACAACAACGAGGGTGTGCAGTATGCCGAACCTAAGTTGAAGATGATGGGCATTGAAGCAATCAAGTCCTCCACGCCTCAGATTGTTCGTGATAAATTTAAGGAAATCTTTCGAGTCATTGTAGAGGGGACAGAGAGTGACACTCAGCGATTCATCCGAGAATTCCGAAATCAGTTCTCAAATCTCCCACCAGAGGAAATCTCCTTCCCGAGAGGCGTTTCTAACGCTACCAAGTGGAAAGACTCCAAGTCTATCTACAAGAAAGGAACTCCGATCCACGTGCGCGGTTCGTCTATCTCAAGACTCCAAACCCCATCAAAGAGAATGTTGTGTCTTATCCGCTGATCTTACCAAAAGAACTTGACCTTCATCGGTACATCGATTATAATACAATGTTCGAAAAGACCTTCCTTGATCCGCTGCGACCGATCCTGGATGCAGTTGGGTGGGAGGATGAACCAAAGGCATCTCTTGAAAACTTTTTTGGATGATACATTATGAAGAACTCTCGTGCTAGTAAGACTGCAATCGTAAATCGGCAAGTCCCCGAGAATTACAGAGTCAACAATCTGAACGGCGGAACTTCTGTTCAAACCAAACAATGCTCTTGTTGTAAAGAAGAAAAACCTATCACCGAATTTTATGTGATTTCTTCTTCTGGCAAAAAAGAAAAAATGGGAGTCAGAAATCAATGTATCCAGTGTTGGGATTTCTTCAATGGTTCGAAACCAAAACAAGAATCTTCGGCCAGTCTCCCTGGATATGACGCCTTTGAGGAGCTTCGAGTCTTGGGATTCATATGTCAAATGGTTATACAAGATATCTCAGGTAAAGGGGCAAAAAGGTGGAAATAACAGCTCTCCTCTTATTAGTCCTGCTGTTTTCAAAGACGGTACGACGCGTAGCAATAGAAATACTGATTATTGGGGTTCTTGGTGTGCTGTTGATGTCGATGATCATAACTTTTCTTGCGACCCACGGTTATTAAAAGAAGAAATTATCAATAAGTTTGGTGAGTATAATTTCGTTGTTTATAGCACTGCCTCTTCTCGCATCGATTATCCAAAGTTCCGTATTGTATTCGAACTTGATTGCACTCTTACTAGAGAAAATATCAAACCGTTTTGGTATGCACTTAATACGGAACTCGGCGAGATTGGAGATCCCCAGACGAAAGACCTTGCTAGAATGTATTATGTTCCTGCGCAATATCCTTGCGACAATAACTTTATTTTTGATCATCGTGGCGGCGATGCTCTTCCCACAGGTGCACTAATATCCAAGCATCCTTACACTGAAAAGACCGGTAACTCTTTTGTGGATCGTTTGCCTCCTGAATTGCAGGAAGCAGTAATTGAGCATCGTAAGAATTCGCTACATAATACCAACATTCGTTGGACTTCATACCATGATTGTCCTTTCTGGCCACGAATGCTCGCAGTTGAATATCGAAACATCAACAGCACTGGTTGGTATCATAAGATGTATCAGATTATGGTTGCCCTTGCTGGCAATGCTGTGAAGTGTGGATATCCAATTACTGCTCATCAGATCGCAGATCTTTGTCGTCAGTTTGATAAGGACACAGGAAATTGGTATGAAGGGAGACCAATCGAACGTGAAGCAGATGGTGCAATAGAATACGTTTATAGGAATGGATGATGCTAACAAAAAAGGTACTAATTACAGGAGCTGGAGGATTTATTGGTTCTCAACTTGCTCGCAGACTTATGAGTAAAGGTGTTGATGTTCTGGGCATTGATAACCTGACGAATCATC